GTCCTCGTTAGCTAGATTCTTAAAGAACTCTAGATCATCATCATCCTCTGCTGAGGTTGGCGATGGAGTACTGGGTAGTTCAGGAGCAGCAGCTACCGGTTGACGAGAAAACGTATCAGCTTCCTCGGCAAAAGTATCTGTGCTACCGGTTGCAATCGCAGCACCAGCATCCAATGCTAGTACACGATAGAGCTTCGCTTTAAGCTCATCATACGGCTTAAAGTTTTTAGGATCAACAAAGTCTTGCAATCCATATTGAGACTTCCAAATAGCCTCAAGCTCACCATCATCATCTTTAAGAGCTGATGAACGATCAAACTCAGATGAATCATAGTTGCGATAACCACCTACTTGACGAATCTTTAACTTAAAGTTCGCACCTTCCCAGAAGTCAAAAGGATTTACTGGCTCATCACCCTCGAACTCTGGATTCATTAGAGTGTTAAGCTTATCAAAGATCTTCTTACCATACTTGTAAAGGAAGACCTTACCTTCATTATCTGGATTACCAGGATCTTTAACTACGTAGATATTAGAGTAGAAAGACAGACGACGCTTTTGTTTGCGTACCTGATCTTTATTAGACTCAATACCAGAATTCCAGAGCTGAGAGTTATACTCAGAGACTGGATCCTTCTCGCCAATAGTAGTTAGAGAGCTTTCAATATACCACTGACCGGTAGGACCTTGAAAGCCGTGATCCCAAACGCGAACGAATGGTACATCTTCACCTGAAGGAGCAGGCAAGAATCGAATGATAGCATATCCGTTACCAGCCTTATCTACAGTAGGCTTCCAGATACGATCATCAGGACCATTTTGTTGGGATTGATTAGTACCGAGAGACTTATTTACCTGATTGGTAAGTTCTTCGATAGAGGGACGTGACCGCTTAAGGTCTGCAAAAGATGTGCTCATATAGTATCTCCTTGTATAAGCGTTGTATAGCGTTGTGTTTTCATATCCACCATAAGTGCATAATATAATGTATTATATAGGCTAGTCGTTAAATAAATCAACTACTATTTTCCTATATTTTTTAGGATCGATAGACATGAACGGTTTATATCGATCACACTTCTTTCTGATATTAGGCCAGATTATATTCTCTTGAATATTCTTATCCCAATGTCGAAAGCAATTACTTAAGACATCTAAAATAATTAGAGTCTCAATACATATCATACCCTGCATATAAAGCAACAGCAGATATGGATGCTGCCCGTCTTTAACAATAATGTTATCATTAAAGTCCGGCTTTAGTTTAGACAAGTCTTGAGTAAATCTATATGATAAACTCTCCTGTCTAGCTTTCCATTGTTTATAGATCTTTTCTGATTGCTGATCTGTAACAATATCACCAACCCATTGATTCATGTCTCCATCAATAAAGTTAGCTAAAAGATAATCTACAATGTTCTTATTCTTTGCTAGCTTAGCAAAGAAGTATCTATCTTTACGTCTTTCGAAAGTATCTACTTTTACTTTTACTTTACCATTATATTTGTGAAAGTCATATGACTTTTGAGTAAAGTGATTTTTAAGAGCAATATATTTCTGAAAGGCTTCAAATGGTGTCATTACGAGCATCGCTTACTCTATTCCTTAAGTCACTAGTTGAAAATCTATGTTCACGCTTATTAAAGTATAAATCGATATCTCGTTTACGGCAAATATCTTTACCAGTAAAGTCTTTATCTCTATACTCATCTCCAAGTATTCTAACATCTATATGATATAATTGCAAGATGTCTTCTAGATCTTTTTCAGTAGCATAAGGAATAATTTCATCGACATAACTAACTCCTTTTAACTGAGTATATCTTTCTACTACAGTTTGGACAGGAGGATTTTTAGAAGGTCTGTCGATAGATGGATCCATTTGTAAGCCGCATATCAAATAATCACATTGTTCTTTTGCTTCTCTTAACATCTGTACATGACCAGCATGTAAGAGATCAAACGTACTGCAAGTAAATCCTACTTTCATAATATCCTCAGATTGGAAGCTTGGCTGTTTTAGGAAGAAAGTTTAACTCTTCCGCCTCCATTTGTATTCTAGCTTTTACTTTTGAGCTGCTTTTAATAATAGATGCGGCAGTCTCTATTTCAATATCGTGTTGTTCACAATAAAGAATAACCGCATCCATATACTCACATTTCTTATCTGATACTAGCTGCTCGATCTCTTTAATAAATTCAGTTGAGCTTCTAATACCGTTCACTTTTAGTCTTTTGTTCATTTGTAAAATATATGATCCTCGATAGTCACTATCTTAAGCAGTGAACTACTCCATGATGGGTTAACATAATGAGCATGATAATGAGTAGATCCGAAAGTTAAATCGTTTACTGGATACATCATCATTACATACCCTGCCACTTCTAAAGCACTCTTATATGCTTCTTCATCTCTTATTGTATCCGATAATCCATCACAATACCAGCTAAATTGGCATTTGTGACGAATAGGAACTACTTTACCGGTATTTTTAAGATGCCATTGAGACACCTTAGCTTGTTTAACTACCCCGCAAATAGTATTGGGATAATCATTACTCTTTACTCTGTTTAGTGTAACATATGCGACAGCCATCTGGCCTTTTCTACTTTGATTTTTAGCTTCAAAGTAAATATTTTGAGCTAAGCATTTATAGTCATCAGAACTATAATTAGATCTCTCTTCAGAGAAAGCGCTTGTTGCACTTATAATAGTCGCTGTTACTAGGGCTATA